GTTGTTTTTGCTGCTCTAGTGCCGCTTCACCTTGCGCCTTAATTGTTTGGATTTGTACATCAGCCTGCACTCTAGCCTGTTCACGCTGCTGATCCATTTGCGCTTTAATCATTTCTGGATCAGGTGGTGGTGGTTGTTGTGATGCTGTTTGTTGTTTCATCTGCAACTCTTGCATAGCTTGGTCAATCGTACCCTCAATTGGTGCGGCTTTCTTATATGCGCCAACGCCAAACTTGACCAACTCGATCAGCATTGGCACTAACTCTGGCGCTTGTTGACCCATTGGCAATGCTTGCGTCAAGAACCCACCCATTGCTTGCAAGAACTCAACTCGCTCACGTTTGTTTTGGTTCTCGTCAATCTGCACCAGGCTATCTGAGTCCACTTGGATGCGGAACGAGCGTAGAGGTTTGTCTTGGATTAACTGTAACGCCTGCGGGATAAGCTCCTGATCTGCCGGCTGCATACCTTGTGCGGCAGCGTACATAAGGATCGTGCTTGGTTGAAACTTAGTGCAAATAACTTGGGCTTTTAACTGGAATAGCTCACTCGCAAACAAGGCAACATCTTCTTGCATCGAGCGCAAGCGCAGTCCTGCATACTGACCCTTAATCTGTTGTGCCGTAGCGGTTTCAGAGGCTTGTCCCTGTCCCCGAATAATGTCACTAATACCTGTAATTTCATAGATTTGGGTTTTGATTTCATTCATTGCTCGATAGCATTGCATGAGCGTTGCCGCCATCACATCAATTGGCAACAAGTCAATCGACCCTTTTAATCCACCCTTTTCAGAAAACGCCATCCACTTATCGACTGGAATTAATGTGTTGTTATCGCCCTCAGTCAAAAGACGCTGTAATGTGGGTTGTGATGCGTCATAGACCCCACGCACACGCAACGCCTTGACTAGCCCGTCAATGCGGTCAGTCAAAATGTCTAGGTCTGTGGCTTGGTCTTGATACAGCACAAAGTCTGGCACAGGCACAAGCGTATCGCTCGTCATCGTGGCGTACAAAGGTTTCGCACACGGAAAGAAGTTCTCAAGCTCTAGCGGATCGTCACGTTCATCAAGAATGTTTGGGCAGCTCTTGCTAATCCAGTACACCTTGCCGCTTTCCTTGTCCCATAGTTCGCAAATCTTAGCCCGTGTGAAGTCTTTGGATTGTGTCGAATACTGCTTATTGGTTTCCGGCCCTGCATCCAAAGGAATAGATTTAGCCGTTTCCTCGCCAAAACGTTCGATTAGGCTGTCTTTGGTCATGTACACCCAGCGCCAGACTTGAGTTACTTCTTCCCATGTACGGGCAACCGAATGTCCAAAGTCTTTCCAATGGACGTAATCGGTAGGCGCACACTCGTACTCAATTTCCTCTTGTGGCTCGACTTCCTCACCCATAGCGCCATCAAGCGTCATAGCAGTCTTGACTTGCTGACCTGTACTGTCAACCTCGTCCACATCTTCGGTCACTTGCAGCCCATCTTCAGGCATATCTTGCGCCCGAACGTGCGGCTCGTAGCGCACCCATGCCACGCCTCGACCACCCAAGAACCTGTCCTCAACTGCGTGTTTCATGGTCGATCTAAAATCGGTGTAATGCTCGATCTCAAAGTCCAAGGCACGTTCGATCAACTGACTAGCAACACGGGCAACTGGGTCGTTATCCCCAAAGCGTCGAGATACGTCAGCCTTTGGCAACCTAGCATACACCGCAGGGATCAGCGTTTGTACGTTAGACCACAGAATGTTAAATTTAGCGGTTTCGTTCGTGTTCTGATTGCGGTTGTCATCACGGTAGCGCCTCACAATCTTATTTGTGCGAGCTTCCCATTTCTTGAACTCATTGTCGTATTGGCTAATTACGTTTAGCCACTTTTGAACGCCAGTCAATGCTTCCATCTTAGTATCTCGCAAAAATTACGTCACGGTTTACCCGCCCGACAATCTCGTAGCCCCAATCTTGGAGTAGGTTGATTGTGTCCTCGTCGGTGTATCCATAACGACTACCCAAGCCTTTCAGCTCAAGCGTGATAACTGGATACGTTCTCTTGATTGTTTGTTTAGCACCTAATATGGCTAGATGTTCGTAGCCTTCAATGTCTAATTGGATAAAATCGCAATCATCCACCTCTAAAGCATCAATTGGTATAACTTGCACATCTTTGCCTGCTTTTAACTGATGCGCCCCAATGTTTTCAGGGTATGGGTGATCGACTGATGCTGTGCCAATTTTGTCACCAAATGCAGCCCAATGATGCTCAATGTTGGCGTGGCCTGCAACGTTTAGCAGCAACGCCTGATAGTTGACCAGGTCAGGCTCGACTGTAATGACACGCTCAAATTGCCCTGCCATCGTTGCGGGATAAACACCGATATTGCCACCGGCTTGAATAACTGTGCGGAACTGGTTCATGTGGGTATAACTCACATTTAAGTCCGGCAGCTCAACCAAGAGTGCGTTAATGCAGCACTCGTCAATATCGGGAACTTGCCAGCCTTCAACCAATTTCATACGGTATCCTTGTTTGTTCCCACGGTCTAGGCTTGCCGTGGAATATCACAACCTTGGCATCGTCTGACCCTTTGGGCAGCACATCAGCCTTAAAACTCACAATTCCATCTGCAATATCCTGCCAATACGTCACTTTGTCCCGCATAAAGTGTTCAATGTAAGCCTGGTCACCACCCGCCGTATACATCTGTAATGCTGCAAATTTATCGTACAAATCAACAGGTTTCGACCAATACATCATGCTCGACTGCATAGCTTTCGGGTTGTACTGACCCCTGTAAACGTCACGCATAATCACAAAATCGTGCTGCTTTGCCGCCTCAATCATCGCCGTACAGTCACCAGTCAGCACAGTATCTAGGTCAAAATACAGCGCACTTGGTAGCCGAAACAACTCCATCTTTGCCCACCAACCAACCCAATCATGCAGCAAAGGGATGGTTTTGCACTCTAGTTCAACGTCAGACAGGCACACAAACTCATGCGGTGGCAAATACTTGGCGCACATCTTTTGCAGCGCATAAACGTGACAAGGCTTGAAATCACCGCCTGACCGCAATACGCTTGCTACGATCATGCGCTAAAGATGCCAATTGCCAACACTTCTACGCCTGCGCCTGTCGTGATCTTCCACGGCCCGTTGCGAGAGATTGCGTTCACTTCAATGTTGTATGAGTTGATGCCCGTTCCCGCGCTTGCTGGCAAAATCGTGTGTGAAAACCCTGTGCCATCTAAGATAATTACGTTACCTGTGGCAGCTGTAGACACGGTGCAAATTAAACGGTGTAGGTAGTCACCAATTGCGCCTGTACCGCCTAAAACTTGTGCGGTTTGACTTGCTGCAACGTGCTCGTATTGATATTCATAAGGTTGTGGTACGCCGCTCATAATCTTCTACTCCGGTTAGTGGTGTGGGTTGCCCACATATCATTCAAAGTTACTGTGTTCTCAGGCCCGACAATCAACGGCTTAACCATATCTGGCTGCTTAACCTTTGGCTCTAGCCTCCAAGCAATCGCCAACATTCGGAACGCATCTGCTGGGTGGCTTGTCCAATCATGCCTGGGCGTTTGCCTAAATGCCTTCTTGTCCTCGTCATATTCCCGCTGATATTGCCTTAGTGCCTCTAGCCCATCGTGCGTTCGTTTGCTGTCAAACCAACATTGCGGCAACATCTGACGCACCGCCTGAATCCCATCTTGCACCGACAAGTCAGGCACAATCGCCATATTGTTGATGCCTAGATACTCACTCAATTGCTCAATGACTGACTTACCCGCTGCTGCTAGAGTTTTAGCCCTTGCATCGTGCGGTAGGTAATGTTTTGCGTATTTATACGGCTTTTCTACGACTATTTTAGCTATTTCTGCAATGTTTGCACCACTTATTGCAAAATAATCAATGATGTGAATTTCGTTGCGTACCACCTGATACCACCAAATCGCCGTATCGTCACGGTAGCCTAAGTCCCAAGCCGTGTATGTAGGTAGGTGCGGATCGTAGTCAACACGCCTAACTTGCCCTGCGTCTGTAATTTTGCGTAAATCCTCGCCAAAGAAAGCGCCCAATATAGCCGCCTCAAACGAACACTCATACTCTTGTAAAAACTGGTCATCGCTGATTTGTGCGGCAGCTGCCCGTAGCTCTGTATCGGGTAGTAGCCCAGAATCACTAGCCTTTAAAACAAGGTGAAACCACTCGTTTGGTGTTTTCTTAGCCGTTTCAAATATCTGCCAAAACTGGTTCTTACCTTTTGGCGTACCGGCGAACACAGCCCAACCCTGTTTGTCTGACAATGTTGGTCGAATGACGTTACCCCACACACTAGGTCTGAAGTCCCCATATTCGTCCATAAACACGCCATCAAAGCCCAATCCCCGCATGGCATCTGCGTTATCAGCCCCAAACAAGCGTATCTTGCCCCCAGTTATAAGCTCGATGGTTAGCTCGGCCTCGTTAGATGACGCAAGTACAGGCGCTGCAAAGTGTTTCAGATAGTCCCAAGCCACAGACTTAGCCTGGCTGCGAAATGGCGCAATATAAGCAAATAGTGGGTTTGTGCTTTTGCACATGAGCGCAGCCCGAACAATGTCGTTAATGGCTGCGACTGTCTTGCCAGCTCGTCGGTGTGCAACAAGGCAAGCCCAACGTTGGGTGCGGTTGTGGAATGACTTAAACGCCCCACGTGGAGAGTAGGGCAGCGTTACTTCCCGTCTTGCCACTTGACCACCAGTTCAATTGGGCCATCATTAGCGCCAGTATGTTCGGTTCGTGCAAGTTTAGGAACGTGGTACTCAGCGACTGACATAAAGCAATCGAACGCTGTCTTTGGCCCGTACCGTTCATCTAACGCAATGTCCTCAAGCCACTTTTGCAACAAGTGGGCATTACCATCAACGAACGCAGCAATTGCCTCACGAGCCTTTGTAGTGCTTTTGTTAGGCACTCCCTTGGGTCTGCCTGCACCTTTAATATTTGTTAATTGTTTTTTAGCTTGCGCCATATCTTTTCTCAATGGTCTTAGATTTAAGATTGGTTGAGTTTAGCTTACTTATTGATTACCTTGCATTGCTTCCCAATCTGCTTGGGTTGCGCCTACAGCGTCAGGGTTTTGCCCTGTGGCTCTCATAAAATACTCTTTCCATGCTGTTGGATGGTTTTCAGCTTTGAGCATTTCGCCAGATGGTGCGGATGAAGGCCAATGCAGACGGTTTTGGTCAAACGGATCTGGTTCAGGTCTTATGCCAGCTGCCCATGCTTTGCGGTAGTCATAATCAGCGTTTTTGCTTAAATCTGGCGCTTCACCGTATTGCTTTTGGAATTCTGTGTACCAAGGTGATGCGGTAATGCCTGACATAAACCGACGTTCATCGCCTTGCGCTTGAATTGTTGGATTGACCGTTGCTGGTCTTAAAGCGTTTTCCAACTCCATTTGATACTTTAAAGAATCAGCAAGTTTCTTAGGATCAGCCACGGTTACGCTCACTTATGTTTTTAGCTTTTAACTTGGCATCTTCTTTGCTTGATGCGCCCCATGCTTTTAAGGC